TCATCAGCCAAAAACTGACCTGTCATCGGTGCACTCGTACCACCTGATCTAGGCAGTAAGCCTAAATTTGCTGAATTTATATTTCCTACAGTTGTAATTCCGCTACTAGAATCTATTATATTTAAAGTATTTGTATCACTTCTTAAAAACCACATCCCTGGAACACGTTGGCTAACAGCAAGATCCTCACCCTTAGAATTACTAGATTGAATAGCCCCAAAAACAGCATTTAAATCTATACGGACATTAGCTCCCGAAGCATCTTCGATATTATAATTTGGAACATCAGACATAGTTAACTACTACTTTTTTTCATTTTACTCTCCCTTGCCAAAACCTGCAGCAGTATAGGTAAAATCTCTGCTTATATTAGCACCATTTGAGTCTTTAAAATGCACTGTAAAACCAGTTCCAGATATATTGCTAAGTACAAAATAATCACCCGTTGCCATATTTTGTGGAGAAATATTAACAGAAGGTAAGAAATTATTGAGATTACCTAATCCTGACGTACCAACAAAAAATGGCTTTGTAAAAGTTTCTGCTTTTGCTCCCAATCCAGATGTAATCTTACTCGATTGTTCTGTTCTTGAAGACATAGTTGCTTTATAACCTGCTTGTTGTAAATTCATATTTTGAGCCGTATCTGTTGTTGCAAGCTGTATCTTAAATCTAAAACCTCTACCTTTAACACTTCCACTTGCTATGTCATTAAATTGTTTAAATTTATTTGAAATAGTGCAGTTAAATGGGCCTAACGTACCACTAAAAGTATTAGCGGAAAAAACACGAAACGTATTTGCATCAATAACTTGGTCGACTACATAATCACGATTCATATCAGGAAAGTTTAACCCCGAACCATCAGTAATACTAATAAATGTTATATCTCCTACCGATAAACCATGAGCAACTGGATTTGCGGGAGTGTTTCCATCAACAGTCTGTACTGAAATTTGTCCTCCTTGTGAAAGTATATATTTTGCAGTTTTAGCTTGTGCTGGATCAAGGTCTGTAGTTGCTACCTGCATTTTTGCATTTGCATTGGGAGCTTCGGTTCCATCAAAATTTAACCATGTATCTATCTTTTCTGTCCTACTGTCAAAATTAACGCCTGAATAAAATCCAACTCCTTGAAAATGCCTTTGTAAATTGACAGTAAATATACCACCGAGATCAAGAGAATTAACAAAATGGTATTCACCAGTGCTGTTATTTACTGGATTTGTAAGAATTAATCCACCTTGAGTACTATCATAATTTACAAATCCTTTATTACCGTTATATGGTGTTGAATCTGTATCTTCTCTATCTTCTTTAACAGTAACAGAATCAATAATATCAACTAAAGATGAAGTGACTTTTGCTGCTGTTTCACTGAAATTACCAGTATCATCTTGAAATTTAAGAAGATATGTTCCTGCTAGTGCAGGGCAAATTACCTCATTCGCATTTCCAGGTACAGCTTCTATAACGTCTTGTGCTGACTGAAAAGTAGCACTTGTTTCAGCTAAATTTGAATGTCTCACATAAACACGACCACCATGTAATACATCAATAGAAGTCGATTGCTCAAATCTTAATCTTAAAAGTTGCTCATTAATAGGTTCAATTGTTAGACCAGTAACATTATCTGGACTACCTGATTTACCTAATGTCTGGATCGTTCCAGTGACAGGATTAGTTGATAATTTACCAGAAGCATTGTAAGAATAAACTTCAACATCTATACTCCCTTTTTTAGTATCCATGATCTCAAAATCATTACTAAAAACTTCCTGTGTTATAAAATTATCTGCATTACCATCTTCAGAAACAATACGATAATTTAACTGGTAAGATGATACCCCTTGAGGTCGAGAATAAGATTCTCCATTAGTTGCAAAAATTGTTTCTGTAGGCTGCTTCCAACTAATTAGTAATCTACTTCTAGCAATTCCATTAATAACAATCGTTGTTTCTGTAGCAGTTAAATTACTTGGAGAATTAACAGGATCATTCAAACGGGAGATATTTCTAACAGGTAAAGGCTCTCCCCTTTCTATAAAATCATATTTCCCTTGAACATAAGTTAAAGCAGTAATAACATAATTAATATCATCCTGTTCTTCTACCTGTATTACTCTAAATTGTTGGGTTGCAAGTGTAGTGCTGGATATTAAATAAGGAGAATTAACATTTGGTGCTGCTGAAAGAGCCGAATCCAAGGTTAAAACACCCGAAGATTCTGCGTCTATAGTTCTTGTTTCAACTGTTCCATCGGGTAAAATTACTGAAATAGTAGGTGAATTACCTGCTATACCTGGGCCAGACAGATTACCCTGACCATCGCTATGGGTCAAGACAGTTGAACTCGCTGCATCAATAGTAATAGAGCTAGTAGTTGCTGCTACAACACGACCACCTCTTCTGGCACCTGCTCTTACTGGATCGTTTATTTCTATAACAGCACCCGGTCTAACTAACATTCCAGAATCTATTGAAGTTGTAAAAGTAACTGTTTCGCTTTCGTTTTGCTCTGCAAACAATATTGCCCTTCCAAGTCTTGCAGCTTGACCACGAGAAGTACAGGCAAAGGCTTTTACCTGTTTTACTATCGTTCCAAGTTTTGCTATTGCTGCTTCATCTTCTACAACTTCAAAATCTATTTCTTTAGAATCCATATTGAAGTAACTAACAGAAATAACAGAATGACGTTGCTTCAAACTACTGCCCTGATAATTAAATCCTCCTTCTCCTACATTGGCTAAGTTAAATAAATAACTAGCGGTTGTTTCTTCATCCTGTGAAATATTAATAGTTCCTGCTGACCATATCGGCATACATCTCATAACACCTGCTAATTCATTTATTGCTGCGTATGCTTCTTTCGGACTTTGTATATTTACATTACAACTAAATCTAGCTTCTTCAGTTCCAGCAGGAGTACCATCTGGTACTAATGTATTTGAGTATCTGGAGGCTGCAAAAAAACTAAATAGATCAATATTAGAATAAGTTGTGGAGTCGTTTGTTTGATCTGGAGCTATGTGATCTCCTAATCCATATCTTTTTGTCGTTAACAAATCAAGCAGTATCATAGCTGGACAACTACACCACTTTGCACTTTGCATCGTTCCATTGAAAATATAGCCAGATGGATAACGGATTCTTCCCGTAGCTAAATCAACATTTGGGATTCCAGCAAAAGTACAGGTAGATGTTGTTACATTCTGAGAATTTCCAGCCGCTAAAGTAAACGAGTTCCCATCCGTAGAAACAGTTTGTATAACATAAGTTCCACTTGCTCCATTACCAGAGGTAGCCGTAAATACTACTGATTCGCCAGCTAATAGGCCATGATTATTATTAGTAACAGTAATTATTGTTCCTGCTGCTGGAGGAGTTGCATTATCATTTTGTGTGTAATTAGCAGATACTACAGAAGCGGACGCACCTGGTATTCTTACTTTTATTCCTCGAACTCGAAAAGTTCTTTTTGGAATTGCGTTGAATATTTTACTGTCAACTCGTAACCCTACATAAGCACTGTTGTTATAAGTGTTAGTAGTTTCTATAACTTCCTGTATAAAAGAAAATTTAAATTCATCTCTTAAAAAACCAGCAGCACTAGCATCAGGAGTCACTCTTTCAACTTTTATATTTACAGGAAAGTTAAGAGCATTACCAGAAGCATCAACCATTTCGAGTCTATGATCTCTTGAATAAGAATCAGCAGTTCTACCTTTTACAGATGTATTAACTCTTTCTTCATAAGCACCACCACT